GGATGATGCTGGGGATAGTGTTAGTGTTGTTTCGAGTTTGATGAGTGTGACGGATTCCTCAGCATCTGGGGTGCGTAGTTATGATTGGAACATTAAGTATAGAGAATTTAAAGGGGTGCGCTCCGTGAAGTCATTACCACTTTTAGGCTTTCACGGGGCGTGCAAGTACAATTACATGGAGCCGACGACTATTCCTTCGTCGCTGTTCCAGTCTTTCTACGCCAAAGCAGAACATTGCGCACTTTTGTGGGAGGCGTCCCCTGAGGGTATTTGGACCAAGGAGTTCAGACCACCGAGTGTCAGCGACCTTGCGATGCATTTAGAGCGCTTTGGTGGGTCACGCGATTTCAACACTAGTTTCTTCAACGCACATGTGCGTGAGACCATGTCTCGGATGTCCCTCATCGAGGGAAATGTCCCTGGCGTGCTTGTTGACTCGTGGCTCACCATTGATAATCTTCTTCGTGTCCGAGTTCCCTCGAACACTTCGGCTGGAATCCGTTGGAAAAAGAAACAACTAAGAGCAAAAGTTGACGCGCTGCCATACGCATTGGAAGAGGCTGTCAGAGACATGGTGGGGTTAAAAGAAGGCCGGCCTTATAGCACTCCCCCGTGCTTCTGTGCCGCTAGGGGTAAAATAGTAGACGTGTTTAAGGGACCGGGGAAAAAGGAAGGCAGACTTGTCTTAGTTCCAGATTTGAAGCGCCATTTAATGGGCTCGCTTACTTCTGTGCCGTACTCCAAATTAGTATCGTCCTTCTCCAAGAAGGGGGGCGGTGTCCTGATCGGGATGGGAAATTATCATATGAACTACTCCCAGCTTGCAAAGGATATTACTGGCACGAGAAAGCCTGTCACATACTTGTGTGTCGACTTCTCCGGATATGATCAGACTGTGCCTGCAGAGGTTATCAGGTGGGGGCTAACTAGGATTTCATCGCGTTTTAAGAACTGCGGTGGGAGCCAAGCCTACTGGAAATCCGAGCTGAATCACTTAGTGCATACTGAAATTGCTTTTCCGACAGGTGAAGTATATATGAAGGGGCGCGGTGTTGCGAGCGGAGATCCGTGGACTTCCCAACTGGGTAGTGAAGCGAACTGGCTGATGCAGGAACTTGCTTTTAGGTTTCTTGGGTGGGATGCGCGTGCGTGGACATTTGGGGATGACGTGATTGTAGCGATCGATACCCTGCCAACTGGTAGGCCGTCTGGAGCTGACTTACTGACTCAATATGGAAATGCAATGGGCGAGTTATTTGGGTTAGAGGTAAAGGGGTCAGACTCCTACTGTACGCCGCAGTTAAGCATCTCGGGCCCTGAGCCCGTTGAGGGTCAGTCCGTGAAATTCTTGTCAAACTTCTTCATGGAGTCGGCACTGATCTTCCCGGCTCCTGAGTTCTCTAAGACTCTTGAGTCCATGATGTATCCGGAATACAACCCTTTCGCGAAAGAACACACTGAATTAAAGACTTGGGAAGTGGAAGAACTGCTGAGCTTCGAGCTTATGCGCACTTCGTGCCTGTATATCACGAGCTACTGGAATGAAAGCTCAAGGCACCTGCTGGAACAGTATCACATCTGGCTGCTTAATCTTCATATCAGGCCTACGCCCATTCCCACCTTCAGGCTGATGCAACAATTGACGCTTTGGGACCTCGACTGGACTACATTTGATAGTATCTGGTTGACTCACCTCCCGAGCTACGCTGACATTCTGGAACTGTACACTTCAATCCCGCAACTCAATAGGTTAGACGTCGGATTGGCTAGAGCTAGGCTTAGCAGGCCTACCACTTTCCAGTCCCGGAGCACATAAGTCAGGGGGGAGCTTCATCCCCTCGCGTCCAACGGCCACAATGACGATAAATATAAATGGCCTTGTCGGGACCTTTGCAACAGGATTGGTAATAGCAGCAGCCTTTCAACTAGAGCACTGGAGCCCCCCG